TAATTACTCTGATAATTGGTTTGGCATTACTTAAAAAATTCTGGAAAGCAACAGATAACGACGAAGAATGCATTTTAGGGTCAAGCATTGCATTTGGAATTTTTATCTTATTGCCTTGCATCATCGTTATCACTCATGGCGCGAGAAATAGCATCAAGGCAACTGTGGCTCCTAGAGTTGTAATCATTGAGCATTTGAAAGATATTTGCAAATAACGCACCCATGAACACACACGCAACCAACCTACTATGAACACCTACCAACGCCAACTACTAGACAAGCTCATTGATGATTTTACAAAGATTGACCCGCTCAATATTGACGCGGTGCATAAATGCCAAATGCTCGCCGCCGAACTTAAAGGCGCGATGCAAGCGCAAGATGCGCCGCAAAAGCCAACCCCAGACGCTGACGGGTGGGTTAAAAATAGCGGGGTATATCCACGTATTGGGGTCGCTAAAGTAAAATTTCGCCATGGCGGCATTTACCAAGACAACCCAGCATATCGATGGGCAATCATTGGCGATAAAACTGACATAACCCACTACCTCCCCGCATGAAAACAACCAAGTCAACAATCCTAGCCGCGCTCTCAGACGGGCAACCGTGGACGCTATCAGCTTTGACTAAGCTGACTAAAAGCACCAAAGTCTCGACGCGCATTTCCGATTTGAGACGCGAGGGCTACAACATCCAAAACAAGATCGAATACCGCAAAGGGCAATTTTACCGTAGCACTTACCAACTCACCAAGTAACACCATGAGCACTAAACAAAACCGAGCGCAAAAACGCGCCATTATCGCCGACTCAGTCCAAGAGCGAACCCACCGAGCTATCAGCGTGAAAATGCCGATTGCGCTTGCTGACAGACTGAAATTAGAGGCAAAGGAAAACAACAAGATTTTTACTGGCTACGTGCTGGAGAAGATCGAACGGGGAATGGAGGTGGCGAAGTGAGTATGACGCATGACGAGATGATTGCGGTGATTGCGCATCATCGCGATGGTGGAAAAGTAGAAATCTCAGACCGAGGAAAAGGCAACTTTGAAGACACCTTAAACCCAATATGGGATTTCAATGAGTTCGACTACCGCATCAAACCAGAGCCCCGCAGCTTGTGGGAGATTCGCAATTCAAACGGAAGACATGACTCTGCGTGGACCGATAAATCAGATGCGGAAATGCGAGCAAGTTTATTTACTCACTACACCATCACAGAATACAAGGAGGTGCTGCCATGATTGACTTCGTAAAAGCGCATCCCGTGTTTACGCTGTTTTGCCTCATCGTAGGCTTTTACATCTTAGCATTCGCAGTAAGCCTAATTGACCCCGTAAAAGACGATTATGAACCCTGAACCATTCCAAAGCCTAGCCATCGAGAAACGCCTCGCCTTTCGCTTGCTTTCTCAGCCGCAACCCGTAAAGAAACAACCAACAAGCAACCCGTGGCTTGATGCTTTTTGCCTAGTCGCAACCGCTATCATGGCGGGGCTAGTCGCATGGGTGATTTTACCTTAACTAATACAAGAAAATGAACAACACAGAACTAACGACACCATCAAATCAGCTAGCTTTCCTCGCAGGGGCTAACCTCGAAACAACCGACCCCGACAAGATCGAGAAACTTTGGAACTTGCACCAATCCGCGCTTGCGATCCAAGCACGCAAAGAGTTCTTTCAAGCCTTGGGCGCGTTTCAATCCGAAATGCCCCCGATCCTAAAAGAAAAGCAAGGCATGAATTACAAGTATGCTTCGTATGAGGACATTATGCGAGTTGCTCGCCCCGTATTGCAGCGGCACGGGCTGGCAACATCATTTGCACAATCGGAAAATGACACTCACTTAACCGTTGTTTGCCGAGTCTCGCACGTTGGTGGACACACGGAAGAAACGCCGTTCACACTACCGAAGGATGGGCCGAAGTTGACCAAGGACGGCCGACCGATTACAACGGCAGCACAAGCGCAAGGAGACGCTAACACCTACGCAAAACGCTATTGCCTATGCAACGCGCTGGACATCGTGGTAACAGGCGATGATCGAGACATGCAGCCCGTAATCACCACTATCTCAGCCAAGCAAGCCGAGGAGCTAACCGACATGCTTTTTTCAACGCCACAAGGCACGCTGGAGGCAATGTTGCAGTGGGCAGGAGTGGAAACACTCGCAGAGTTGCCAGCGGCTAAATACAAGGGCGCAAAGAGCGCGATTGAACGCAAGATGAAAACAAAACCATGAGCAAGGAAATCGACACGATACAAGGTTCGCCCGAATGGTGGAAAGCGCGGCGAGGTATCCCGACAGGCTCGCAGTTTAGCCGCATCATCACCGCTAAAAAAGGCGACTACGCAGCGGGGGCGAAGCACTACCAAGCGGAGTTGATCGCAGAGGCGTTAGGCTGGCAAAGCGGTTTTCAGGGAACACCCGATACGCAGCGGGGTAATCTCATGGAGAAAGAGGCGTTGCGATGGCTTGCTTTTGAGCATGGCATCAAGACGCGAGAGTGTGGGTTTTTTATTAGTGATTGCGAGCGATACGGGGCAAGCCCTGATGGTATCGTAGTCGGTGGAATTGAACCCGTGGAGGTTAAATGCCCCGCGCTGAATACGTTTCTGAAATGGCGCGTAGACGGCGAACTTCCCGACGATCACAAGGCGCAATGTCACGGAGAGATGATTCTGACAGGCGCGGACAAGTGCTATTTTGTAGCGTATGCCGACCATGAGCAGCTTGATAACTGGCTTATTGTTGTTGAGCGTGACGACTTTACAGCCAAGCTAGAAAAGCACCTAGAGCGATTCTGCGAGGAGTTGGAAACCATGCAGCGTAAATTCGTTTTAGAACCAGAAATCATCTTTCCCTACCTAGAAAGACGCAAGCAACCCTAACAAAACGCGCGGTTTTTCCCTTGGTAAATAAAGGAAAGTAAAAAAGATGCAAATTTATTTTGACTTTTCCCGCGCTTTTTGTAGGTTTGCGTCGTTGCCGCGAGCAACGCTAAATTGAACACTTAAAATTATGACAGCTACAACAATCCAACTATTCGCCAACAGTGTAATTCCTACCGTTATCACCGAACCGCGCTTTGCAACCGTCCGCATCAAAAAAGGCACAAAGCAAATCATGGACGGACGCATCTACAAAAGCGAAGAGCAAATGAACCGTTACCGCTCAAGCCGACCAGCAAGCGCGGTCTGCATCAAAATTATCCGCCGCCTGAATCATGGCTTGGTTGAGTGCGAAATGATCTAAATTTTACAGATATGAACACACAACTAAAAAAAGGCGACAAGTGCCAATCTCCTTATGGGATAGCAGAAATACACTCGTTTGGAGTTGAAACTTGCTTGTTAAAATTGCCAGATGGGAGTTTTAAGAGCATGCATGTCAGCGAACTAACCCGCATCCCTACCCACGCCGAGCGTATGCAAGCAGTGATGGACATCGCTTGGGACGTTGAAAACCGATTAGAGAATGACGAAACCGTCCAGCTTAAAGTCGGCGCATTTGTCGAGTTCGCGCGGCATTATGTCAAGATGCAAGATGCGCTGGAAATGCAGGAGATTGACCGCTTGCAACTAGCCACGCAGCATAAGCAGCACGCTAAGAGCATTGAACTATTACTGAAAGGAGAGCTATGAGCAAGACACCAAGGACGGATGAACTCTATAAAAAGTATCGCGGCAAAACATCGTCGCCAGATGAGTTGATGGAGTATATCGAGCTTTGCGAGCAACTCGAAACCGAGCTTTACGATGCATGTCGAGAAATCAGCAGCTTGCGAGACCAAAGGAGTGCGCTAGGTTTAGAGCTTGGCATGATCAAGACGGTTTTTCGCAAGTATATCGAAGCCGAAAACGAATGGCGCGCTTCTATGTTTTGCGAAATGCACGAACTTAACGCAGCGCGTGAAAATGTCTTGGCATTGCAGAAAAAAGCAAAGGAGGTGCTGGGGTTATGAGCGCAAAAATGAAAACATCGCCAACGCAGCTATCTCTAGCGCACCTACGCAAGACCTGCGATCTAGTGGAAGTCGTTGAGAAGTGGAACAGCTTCGTTAAGATTCGCCAAGACCTGTTCGGGATCATCGACATTCTCGCTTTGCGCGGCACTGAAACAATCGCTGTGCAATCGACCTCATGGGGCAACACAAAGAGCCGCATTGACAAAATGAGCGAGTCGCCAAACATCGCCGCCATACGTGCCGCAGGGTGGAAAATCCTTGTGCATGGGTGGAAGAAGAACGAGAAAACAAACCGTTACGAACTGAAAGAAATTGACATATCATGAACACAGACACACAAATTGAAGAATTAGAACGCGAGATCGCGCAGTATAAAGAGGCACTAAAGGAGGAGGCACGCATGAGTGAGATTGAGCAACTAACCAAAGCACACGGTCACGTACGCCAAGCCGAGATAATAATGGCGGAACTTGGTCATGAAAAATACTCTCTCAGCGGGATGTGCAGTGCAGCCATGCGGCATGATCTTGAACAAGAGGTATCAAAGCTATTGCGCGAGCTTGCCGACATGACCAAACAGCGCGATACGTTGGCTGAGGCTTTGGAGATGATTACCACTCACACTATCGCAGATGCACAGTGTGAAAATGGATACTCAGCCGCTTATGTAGCAAAAAACGCTATAGCCACACTGAAAGGAGGTCAGCCATGACTGAAGACCAGGAGCTTCAGCAAAGGGCAGCAGCCTGGGGCATGACACCCCAAGCCCTGGCCAAGCTGCTTGCCTGTGGCAAGGGGGCAAAGGGTCTGGCTGTTGATCCAGACAATCACCATCTGCGCTTTGAGGCTGATAAGGTCTTCCTGCGTGTCCGGATTGGGCGCAAGCACATAGAGGAAAGACTTCCTTCTGACCTTGCCAAAGCCAGAGAAGCCAGAGACAAGAGACTGATGCAGCTTGGTTTCAATCACCAGCTGTTTATGCGCAATCAGCAAGCCTACCATGCCAAGAAAAATCGCAAAGCCTAACCCCTTGCCCACTTACAGCCCAGAGCTTGGGCAGGATCAGCAAGGCACTAACCGCTTCTTTATCCTGGTGGAAGATAACAGACTTCCAAAGGCCACCTTCCTTTCCTTTGAGGGAAGCCTGGTCAGGTTCGACACCAGAGCTGATGCCCTGGCCTTCTGCCGGATGGCCAATGCCAGCTTCATTTCCTTTCCCTACACACCCAAGAAATAACCCACCATGACAATGCTGACCCAAGACATGATCAACGCACTGCCCACTGCCAATTGGACAAGGGCTGACTATGATGCCCACAAGGCACTCAATCAAAGCCTAGGCAAGATGGCTTTGATTTCCCCTGGCCACCTGAAGGCTGCAATGGATGCACCCCACAAGGACAGCCCTGCCCTGCGCATTGGAAGCCTGACCCATCTGCTGGTGCTCCAGCCTGAGCTCTTCACCAGCCAGGTGATCTGCACTCCGGAGGATGCGCCCAAGAAGCCCACCCAGAAGCAGCGGGAAGCCAAGAAGCCCAAGGCTGAAACCCTGGAGGCCATTGCCTGGTGGGATAACTTTGAACAGGCCAGCCAGGGCAAGATGGTGGTGGCCTTGGATGAATACAATGAAGCAGTCCTGGCTGGCCAGGCACTCAAGGCAGAGCTTGCCCATTGGGGCATCATCCCTGTGGCCACTGAGCTGTGCCTCACCTGTGATTATGGCAAAGTGCCTCTCAAGGCGCAGCTTGATCTGGTCACTGCTGATGGCTGTATTTAT